TCGAGGTCGACCTCGACCTGATCTCCTCCAGCCAGACGAACCACGAGATTCAACCGTTCAAGGTCTGGCTCCGCGAGGGCGGCAACGGCCAGCAGCAGGCCGTGCGCTCGATCTCGTTCAACTCGCACATCCCAGAGCTGCTGCAGGCCATCGCTCGCTTCGACCAGTTCGCCGACAGCGAGACGTTCGTCAGCCCCGTAACTGGCGGCGACGTGGAAGGCGTGTCTGGCGAGGCGCTGCGGACTACCGGCGGGGCGTCCATGATCTACGGCAACGCCGCCCTGCCGTTCAAGGATATCGTGCGCAACTTCGACCGCTTCACCGTCAGCGTGATCCACGCGCTGGTGCAGTGGAATCGCCAGTTCCACGTGGACAGCGACAAGATGCAGGGCGACGTTCGCCCGGTAGCTCGTGGCGCGACCAGCCTGATGGCGAAGGAAGTACGCGCATTCGCACTGGACAACCTGGCCAACACGCTGCGGCCGGAAGAACGAATCTACCTGCGCCCGCAGCGACTGCTGCAGGAGCGGCTGAAGGTGCGCGACCTCCCTATCGAAGACCTCATGGCTTCGGAGGAAGAAGTGCGTCAGGCCCAGCAGGCAGAGCAGCAAGCTCAGCAGGTGGCTCAGCAGCAGCAGGCCGAGATGCTCGCCGCCCAGCTGAAGTCGATGAACGCCGACACCATGAAGGCGCTCACCCAGGCACAGAAGAACTTGGACGCGGCCGACGTGGCCGTACTCAAAGCCCTGTTGGAGGCGCTGAAGAATGGAACAAGCCCAGAACAACTCGTCGCCCTCGCGCAACGAACTGCAGAAAGTCGCCAAGGCGCAGGCGGGCAGCCCGCTGCACCTAGCCTTGCTCAAGTATCTGGGTGAGGAGCAAGGTAAGATCAGCAACGCCCTGCAGCGGTCGGACAACCCGGTGGAAATCTACCGGCACCAGGGAGACCTTGGACGGATCGACCGGTTGATTTCCCTACTAAAGGCTCAGTAATAGGGCCAAAAACTTGACAGAGCACAAACTGCGGAGTAGATAGCCACTATGGACCCAGTAAACGATACTCAAGAAACATTGGATACTACGGATGACTTCGACGCCGCGTTCGCTGCTGCGTCTGGAGAACCAGTAGTGCCGGCCAACGACGCTGCAGACGAAGGCGGCGAGAACGATGCTGCGGGCACTGAGGGTGCCGAAGGCGGCGAGGGCACCGACGCGGGTGCTGAAGGCGGTGAGGGCGCTGAAGGCGGTGAGGGCGCTGAAGGTGCTGAGGGCAACGATAAGTCTCAGGAACCTGCGAAGCCTGACGCTACGCCGCCTGCACAACAGCCGGCAACCGATCAGATCGACCCGAAGTTCCTGGCTCAGGCTATCGCCGAGGCTCAACTCGAAGCCGAGAAGAAGCGCAACCAGCAGGCGCCGGCTGACGAGCCAGCCAAGCCGAAGGTGGTCAATGTCGACGACCTGCTGAACGACGCGGATAAGGCGTCGATCGCCAAGTTCAAAACCGAATGGCCCGACGAGTACGTGGCCATCGAGCGGATGATGCAGGCCAACGCGCAGGCCGCTGTATCCAACGCGCTGAGCGCGTATACTCAGCAGCTAAACCAGTTCCTGGCGCCACTGATGACCTCTGTGCAATCAGTGGAGGTGAACAACCACCGAGCAACTGTGCTCGCCGCGCACCCTGATCTCGATCAGATTGCGCCCGAGGTGCAGGCGTGGGTGGAAACTCAACCGTCCGTGGTACGTCCGGCGTTCAAGCGGGTGCTTGAACAGGGCAGCGCGGCGGAAGTCGTAGAGGTGTTGAACCTCTACAAGGCAGCGAAGGTTCCGACGGGTGCAGCGCCAGTTACACCAGCCTCGTCAGCCGCGCAAGAACCGCAGCCGAAACCGACCAAGGTCGTAGACCAGAAGGCGGTGGCTGCACTGGCAGCAGTACCAGCAGCACAGCGTCCGCGGCAGCAAGGGGCAGATCGGAACGACTTCGATGGAGCGTTCGAAGAAGCCTCGGCGCAGCTGGCCAATTCTTGAACGACTGAACGAAAAGGAGCGCCATAATGGCCTACACTGGAACCGCATACGGCGACATTACCCCGCGCCAGGCCGCCTACTCCGTAGCCGGCTTTCTGACCCGCGCCATCCCGAACATGACCATCGAGCGTTTTGGTCAGTCGTTCGTGGTGCCGACCAACAACACCCAGACTGCCAAGTTCCGCCGCTACTTCCTCGAGGGTGGCACCGGTTCTTACTCCGGCAATCCGGGCAACTACGGCATGCCGCTGGCCCTGACCCCGCTGACCGAGGGTGTTACTCCCGTCGGCAAGAAGCTGGCGAGCAAGGACTACAGCGTCCAGCTGCAGCAGTACGGTGACTTCGTAGGGTTCACTGACGTCATTCAGGACACCCACGAAGATTACCCGGCGCTGCTCCGCGAGCTGATGAACATCCTCGGCGACGAGGCTGCTCTGACCGTGGAGACCCTGCGTTTCAACGTGCTGAAGTCCGGCACCAACGTGTTCTACGCCAACGGTGCTACCCGCGCTGCGGTGAACACCCCGATCACCCTGGAGCTGCAGCGCCGGATCACCCGTTCGCTGAAGCGCCAGAACGCTCCGATGATCACCTCGGCCCTGAAGTCGAGCCCGGCGTACAACACCCAGCCGATCGAGGCGTCGTACATCGCCCTGATCCACCCGGACGTCGAGAACGATATCCGCGACATGGACGGGTTCATCTCCACCAAGCACTACGCTTCCGTGACTCCGTTCCCGGGCGAGCTGGGTTCGGTGGAAGACGTGCGCTATATCCGCTCCACCGTGTTCGAGCCGTGGGCCGACGCTGGTGGTGCGGCAGGTACGATGATCAGCACCGGCGGCACCAACGCCGACGTGTACCCGATCCTCTACCTGGCCCGCGACGCCTTCGGTGCTGTGGTACTGCGTGGCAAGAACGTCGCCACCATCATGGTCGTTCAGCCGAAGCCGACCTCGGAGGACCCGCTGGCCCAGCGCGGCACCGCCGGTTGGAAGTTGTGGAACGCCACGGTGATCCTGCAGGACGCGTTCTTGGTACGTGCCGAAGTCGCTGCCTCGAATTGACACTTTGTAGGCATTGGCTGATAGTAAACCCCGTCTGGTACGGGGTTTACTTTATGGACGCACAACCAGCGAGCGTGCATATGGACTACATGAGAATCAGTGTGGCCGACAACGGCCTGATCCTGAGCTACGACGACCCCCAAATACGTGCGCAGAACCGCCAGGAAAACAGCTCGTGGCAAGACCCTGAGCGCCAGCGTGTCTACGCCACACCAGAAGCGTTGCTAGCCGACCTGACGGACCTCCTGCCGCAACTGCGCAAGAAGCCTGACGATGGCGAAGACTACGACGATGCACTGACAGAAGCATTCAAACGAGGTACAGACTGATGGAAAACCTGGGAACTCAAGTACCTGGCGCCAGCGCAGAATCCGCAATCGCCCCACCGCAGGTGAAGAAGGAAACCAAGCCGCGCCAGACCAGCAAGCGTCAGAACGCCGCGAAGGCAGCTGAGGCTGAGGCCGCCACCAAGGACGAGCGCACCTACGAGATCACCCTGCACGACAACCGTGAGATTCCACCGAACGGCCAGTTCATTGGGGTCAACGGCAAGCAGTACATCCTGATGCCTGGCGTCCGCACCCGCGTGCCGGCCAGCGTGCTCGAAGTACTGAACAACGCAGTGCACGCGCTGCCCGAGATCAACGAGAAGATGCAGATCGTAGGCATGCGCAGCGCGCCTCGTCTCCCGTACACCCTGCACCCGGACGTGTGACATGAATCTGGAGGAGCTGCTGGAGGAGCTGCGGGAGAACATCCTGCGCGACGTGAGCGACGAAGTCGGGCACAGCCAGGACAGCTACCTCCTCGACGATAAATCGCTCGTTCGGTACATCGAGGAGGGGGTGGTTAAGTTCGCCGTCGGTACGCTGTGCATCCGCGACGAGACCACCCCCGACGTCACGCGCGTCCGGCTACTGCCTGGGGTGGATAGCTACGCGCTCGACCCTCGGGTGGTCGCCGTGTTCGGCGCCCGCGTAGGCCACGCGAACCTTCGCCGGACTACCTATTCCGGCATGACCAGCGGCGCTGACGTCGCCTATTCGAGCAGCATTGAGGACTGGGGGCGGCAGTACACACACCGGTCTCCGTGTTGGTTCTACACAGACCGCGAGTCTGGGAAGATCGGCGTATGGCCGGCACCGGGTGAAGACGCTGCTGGCACCGACCTGATCCTGCGGGTCGCTCGCAAGCCGCTGCGCAGGCTCGAGCCTACAGACCTGAAAGCAGAGCCAGAAATTCCCAGCGAGTACCACCTCGACATTCTTGAGTGGGCTGCATGGCGCGCACTGCGCAACCACGACGCCGACCTCGAAGCCCTGGCCAAGGCGAGCCAGCACCGCAAGCGCTTCGAGGAGACGGTGGGGGAACTGTCCAAGCAATCCAAACGACTTCTCGCGCAGGACGTACAGTTCCGCGTAAACGCAAACTGGAGGTAACGACCGTGGCGCTTGTTTATGATCCTGTCACTGGGCGCATGGTCGACGACGGGCGCCCGATCAACGTGGGCCAGGCTGTTGGCCAGACTGCTCTGGGGGCGTACACCGCCGTGCCTGCAATGGCGCTCGACGCAGTGCGCCGTGGCGTCACCGGCCTGGTAGGCGGCGACCCGAATACCCTCGCCGGCGGCCAGGACTTCTACGCCAGCCGTGCGCTGGGTACCCTGAACCAGGGCGTGGCCAACTTCGCAGAGGCGAATGCGTCGCTGGGTCGCAACATCCAGCGTGGGGTGCTAGGATTGGTCGGCGCCCAGCCGGCAGCTCCGACTCAAAACACCCCGCGCGAGCCGAGCCCGCCGGCTGTGGTCGCTCCTACTGCGCCTACTGCACTTACTGCGCCCCAGCCGCCGGCGGTACCGCTGCTCGGTCAGGGCGAGGT